CACCTGGTAATGTTGTGATATCAGTTCCTCTACCACCTTCTCTTGACGGCAACCAAAAATCTTCGAGCATAGACATATAATTTCTATCATCTCTAATTTCACCAGTTGAAGCGTCATATACTAATTTGTTACGATATCTTGCCATAACATCTCTTAGATATTGTTCTGCTTTAACTTTTGGTAGGTTACCTACATCTATTTTAAATATTCTTCTTTCTGGCGCCCTTGCAATTCTGTATATTACAACAGCGTCCTCTATCATTCTGAGCTGATTGACAGGTTTGATTGCCTTATGTAAATAAGACATAACAATATTTTTTTGTTGGTCTACTAGACCACTAGGGCAAAATGATATTGTATCAGGTGCGATTTTAACTCCACCGCCAGATGTTGTACCCGATACGCCCTTTTCGTTAAATAAGTAATACTCTTCAAACTCATCAACGATAGTTAAACCGTGAGGTGTAGGACCGTCAGGTCTTTTCTTTCTTACTTCTCTAACTTTTTTAATTTTTCTAGGGTCAATGTATCTTAACTCTGTGATACCTGTTCTAGGTGATTCTCTGTCTATTACTTTATGGTAATAAACTCTGCCATCAACATACCATCTTCTAAATATGTCGTGACCTTTTGTATTAAAGTTCATTAACCTTAATACTTCTTTAAACTCATCTTCTATCTTTCGTCTAACTTCTTTACCAAAAGGCACTTCATCTAAAGATAATCTAATAGCGTCTTTCAATTCATTAGCCACAATTGCTTCATTGACAATATCTTCGATTGCCATGTCGCACTCGGGGTGTAATGCTATTTCTCTATATCTTCTTATTAAGTCTTGCTCTGTCTTGGCTGTTCCCTCCATGTCGAGGTATTGACCAAAATAACCACCAGCTGCGATAGTCTGTGTACCGTCATCTGCCTGTGGTTGAGTAAAGCCTTGTTTTGGATCCGTCGTTTTCTTTTGACGAGTGATAGAAAATCCAAATAATTCAGCCATAATAATATTCCTTTGTTTATTACTACTATTTATATGAGTTTTAGAAGGCGGTTTTTAGGCCGCCCTCTAATTACATATTAGGTAGTAGTATTACTTTCAAAGTATTGATACGCAAAAGTAACAGCAAATTCTTCAATCGCTGTAGCTTCGTCATATGTCAACTCGATTGGTGCAATAATTGTAGGGAAAACACCTCTTAAAGTGTAACTCTTAATTGTTGCTCCGTTTCTATCTAATTGGTCAACAAATGCGTCAACTTGGTAATCTGCTGGATTAGTCAAGCCTTCGTTATCTGTCAAGTTATTGATACCGTTTGACCATCTTTCAAATGCGTTTCTTAATTTGAAATCTGTGTCATTGTAACAAGTAACAGACCAATCTTCTATTGTTCTATCTCCCGCTATTTTAATCGCTCTTCCTCTGAAAGGAACATTAAAACTAGGTACAGTCATACCTGGTAATGATGTTGAACGACATAAGAAAGCAAGGTCTTCTATTTCGCCACCAACTTGTGCGTAACCAGGAAAAGGCATTGTCACCTTAAACTGATTGGCTCTAGCGCCACCGCCTGCAAGTTTAGCTTTGAAGTCATTAATGTTTGCCATTTTTTATTCTCCCCTTAACCTGCAACTTCATCAAAACTGACACCAGTTCTGGTTGCGATAAATTGTAAAGTAATAAAGTTAATGCTTCTTGCTGGTTTAATGAAAATCTCAGCAATGAATTCATTTCTATCAATTACTTCACCTGTGTTGTTAGTTTCATCACATACTACTAAGAAGTCTGTGATACCTCTTCGACCTTGTACTTCTCTTAGGAAAGGCTCTACAATGTTTCTAAAGTTCGCTCTTGTAAATTCATCATTGAATTCAAACAATTGGAATTTAGAAGCAGTTGCTACTGCCTTCTCTAAAGTGATGAACAGTCGTCTAACATTGATTCTATCAAATGCTGACGGTGCCGATAATCCAGTTTTGTCACCGAATAATACAGTACCTTGTCCTGGGAATGTTGTCACAGGATTTACTCTAGCTCTGTATAATTCATCTCTTTGTGTTTTAGTTGGATTGAAAGCAAGTTTAACTGCTCCTCTGATAATACCTCTGTTTAGTCCTGCTGGTGAGAACCAAGCGTCTGCGACTAAATCGGTTCTCGCTGATAAACCAGCAAGGTCACCGTTTAAAGGTACATATCTGTACATGTCATTATATCTGTCGTACATATATTTGTAACCACTATCAAACACAACATAAGATGATGAACGAATTGCATTAAAGAATCCTATAACATTATCTTTTTGTGAGTTTGCGTCTGCTACACCAGCGACATCACTTCTCTCAGGAGAAGCAAATACAACTGCGTCTTTTCTATTTTCTGCAATTGTAATTAAGTTGTCAATGTGTGTTGCGTCACCGTTACCGGCCATGATTAGACCAACATCAACAGTTTCAGCGTCTGCAAATTTTTGATAAGCAGATAGTTTCTGAGCTGTTGTTGCAGCTGTTCCGTCAGAACCACTTTGTAATGATACATTACTTACAGTTGTTACATCTGTAAATGTAGTTCCAGAAGCCGCACTACCCCAGTTTGAACCTGAAGAGTTGTGGTCCATCCAATAAATGTAACTAGATTTATTATAGATTACATCTGGATAGTAGTTGATATCTCCTTGTGGAGTTTTAGCGTCTGAAGCTTTTGAAACTGCTCCGTACACTTCTAAGACTTCGCCTTTTATTCCAGAGATTGCACCATCTTCGTCAATGACTGCAATATGCAATTCGTCATTTGACCCACCTAATGATGTTGCAAAAGGTGATGTACCTGGTGCTTTATCAAATAAATCGTAATGTTTCCATCTTCGTCTTACAGCTGCACCGTTTGTGATGATTGCATGTAAACCTGAAGAGTCTGAAACTCCGAAATATTGAGGTTCGTCTTTTCTTACTATGTTTAAGTCGTTAGTTGATATACTAACTACTCTATACTCGTACTCGTCACCAAAATTTACGATATCGCCAACACTTATGCCGGTTGCTGAAGTAACAGTAACTACTGTGTCGCCTACAGTTGTAGAAGCGTCATTTACAGTTGTCTTACTAGTTTCTTCATAAACAGTAGCACTTGGACATGTTGAAATAGATAAACTATTTCCAAACACGCCTGCTGTTCTAGCTGCCCATAATCCGACAGAGGCTGAGCCGTCTGCGTAATTGTCCTGGTAATCAGTAGTATTTTTTATTACAAATGTACTACCACTTTCGGTAGCATTTGATACAGATGAATTCTGTACACGAACCACTCTTAAAGAATTAGAGTATGCTAAGAAGTTAGCAGCTGTAAAAAATCCCTCAAATGTTGTTGAGTTAGGTTTTCCAAACTTGCTTACTAGTTCTTGCTCGCTAGATATACTAACTATCTCATCTAACGGTCCTTGTGTCGCTTGAAAAGCAACAGCACCGATAGAAGTCGAAACAGCCGGTATAATTCTTGTAAGGTCTTTTTCCTGTACGAGAACACCTGGTGATACTTGAAATGCCATTAGGTTTCTCCTTTAATTAGCTAATTATTTTAAAATAGTCAATACTCATAAGTTTTCTTATGCCCATATTCAAAATTCAACCTTACTGATATTTATAATATACTAAAATTAGAGGCCTTTATGTACAACAGGATGCCAGACTGTACCATATTCATCTACTTCCGATTTCTCATGGTCTGGTATAC